AAAAAATTTGAAGGGTGTAGATTAACTTCATATCCAGATCCTTTAACTGGGGGAAAACCTTATACTATTGGATGGGGATCTACTAAAGATACTCGTGGTAATTCCTTTGGATTGGGGGCAAAAATTACTCAAGATCAGGCAGATACCTTATTGCTGTACACAATAGAACACGAGTATCTTCCAGTACTTTCTAAAATTCCATATTGGAATCAAATGACGGATAATCAGAAAGGGGCACTTTTGAGTTTTGCATATAATCTTGGTGCTGGATTTTATGGTTCTTCCGATTTTAATACAATCACTAGAGTTCTTAAAAATAAAGAATGGGTTAAAGTTCCTGATGCTCTTTATCTTTATAGAAATCCTGGAAGCAATGTTGAATTAGGACTTTCTCGCAGAAGAATGGCAGAGGGGAATTTATGGAAAAAATGAAATTTTTTAAAGTATTACTTACTTTACTTTTGTTTACATCTGTTGCGAAAGCTGATGTAATCACTAAAGTTTATGATGGGGATACTGTAACTACTTCATCTGGTGAGAAGATTCGTCTTGCATGTATTGATTCACCTGAAATGTCCAACAATAAGCACGGAAAAAAAGATCCAATTGGTGGACCAGTATCGAAAAAGTGGTTATCTGACTTAATTCTTAATACTGATGTAAGAGTGCAAAGAATTACTAAAGATCTTTATGGTAGAACAGTTGCAAGACTATTTCTTGCTGATGGTACTGAAGTAAATCAAAAATCAGTTTCTACTGGACATTCTGTGGTTTATATGCCAAAGTCATGTGAGTGGGCAAATAAAAAGTAATTATTCCTTGTTGACATATCCGTCATTCATGCTATAATGCATAATGTCCGAAATAATTTCTTTATGACTGAACAACAAGAACATCTTACAAATCTGCTGCAACAACGGCAACAACTCTCTCAGGAACTTGAATCTCTTCAAGGGCAGGCAACCTCTAAAAGGGAACTTTTCTTTAAAGTGCAGGGAGTTATTGAGTATTTGACACAAATTGGTGTGGTGCTTCCCGAACCTGAAGAACCAGTTGAAGAAGTGTCTAGTGATGCTTGACATGTTCTAAATAATAACTTATTATGAAACTTCCCTAACACAGGGATTACGTCATGAGATTTTGATGTGAAACTTAGAGCCGTGGAAGATGCCTCCCGAGAGGGTTGGTATACCCCTCTTCTATACGGATGTAGAATTCTATTAAAAAAAATGCTTTTAAACAAAACAGTTAAAATCCTTTCGGTAGTTGCTATGTGTGTTGGTGCTTTTTCACCAATGCAAGTTAAAGCTTCTACATGTTCCTACGCATCCCATTATGGAATTGGTGATGGATATAACGGGCAGAGAACTGCCAGCGGCGAACGGTTCAATGCCTATGGTGTTTCTGCAGCACATAAATATTTTCCATTTGGAACTGTACTCCGTGTTACAAATCAAGAGAATGGAAGATCCGTTGTTGTCCGAATTAATGATCGTGGTCCATATGTTGCCAGTAGGGATCTTGATCTTTCTTATGGTGCTTTCTCTTCGATTGCATCCCCAAGTAGAGGAGAGATTAGGATTTGCTATTCTCGTGTTTAATTGAAATATTTCAATTAAACTATAAATAGGGGAGAATCAAACACTCCCCTTTCTTATGTTCAATTTTAATTTTGGAAATAAGAAACCGGACATAAAACAATATGCAATCATAGGAATTGTATTGAGTTCTATGATTGCAGCACT